CTTGGTTACTTTTACTGCTTTAACTTCAGCAGGTGCAGAAGTTAAAGAAGTTGCACTTGGAACAACAGTAAATAGATACTTAAAAGTTGTTTATACTGTTAGTGGAACAAACCCAAGTTTCAATGTTATAGTTGGATTTGGTAGAAAAAATTAAAGGAGAAATTTATGGCATTTACACACGGTAAGGATTCAGTTTTTAAACTTGATAACGCTTCAGGCTCATTAACTGATATTTCATCATTTGTAAATAATGTAGACTTCCCTGAATCAGCAGATGTTAGTGAGACTACGACTCTAGGAAGTGCAGGAAATTCTAAGACCTATATAGCAGGTTTGAAGGACTCATCGATTTCTTTATCGGGTCTATGGGACGCTACTGCTGACGCTATATTTGGTGCAGTTGTTGGGCAATCAGCAACTTTATCTTATGAATATAGCCCTGAAGGAACTGCAAGTGGCAAGATTAAATATACAGGAGAAGCAATATTAACTTCTTACAGTATTTCTAGTCCTGTCGGAGACGCAGTTGGCTACTCAGCAGACCTTCAAGTTTCAGGTGCAGTTACTCGTGGTACACACTAAGTAAGATAGGAGAGTCAGACGTATGACTAAAATTTTAAACTTAGATGACATCAAGTCATTACCTGATGTGCCGACTAAAACTATTGATATTCCACAATGGAATGTCTCTATAAAAGTCAAAGGCATATCTAAAAAAATGCAAATAGAACTTGGTAGATTAATTAATGGAGATACAACAGACGCTTTTGATTATCAAAAAGCATTGTTAAAAGCAAGTGTTGTTGAGCCTGAACTATCAGATGAATCAATAGATGAGTTGTATGAAAAAGACGCAACTGTTATTGATTTAATATTTGCAGAACTTAATACTCTTAACGGAGTAGGAAGCGAGATTGAATCAGCTCTAGCTGAAGATTTCAAAAGCGAATCCTGATTTAGTTTTTCAATTCAGATTAGCTCGTGAATTAAGAATGACAGTTGGCGAACTGCGAACTAAAATGTCATCATTAGAGTATTCACAATGGGCTACATTTTATTATGTAGAACAACAAGAGAAGGATAAACAACGAGCTATGGCAGAAGCAGAAGCTAAGAAGAAGAAGATGAGATAATGGGTAGTTCCAATATTCTTATCAAACTTGTATTAGAAGGTTTTAATAAAGCTAAAGCCCAAATGAATACTTTGGGTAAGAAAACTGACGAGTCAGGTGGCAAGTTAAGTAAGTTTGGAACTGTTGCCAAGATAGGTGCAGTTGCAGTTGGTACAGTTCTTGTAAAAGCATTAGCTCAAGCTACAAGACAATTCATAGAGTTTGAAGATAAACTTAACCAATCTCTTGCAATTATGCAGACAACTGAAGAACAACAGTTGGCTATGGCAAGAGCTTCTCGTCAAGTTGCAATAGAATCTCGTGTATCAGCAAGTGAATCAGCAGAAGCATTTTTCTTCCTAGCGTCAGCAGGTTTAGACGCTGAACAATCTATATCTGCACTTCCTCAAGTTACCAAGTTTGCTCAAGCAGGTATGTTTGATATGGCACTTGCTACTGACTTGGCTACTGACTCTCAATCTGCATTAGGTCTTACAGTTAAAGACGCAGAACAAAACTTAACAAACCTTACAAGAGTTACTGATGTTTTAGTTAAAGCTAATACATTAGCAAACGCTTCTGTTCAACAGTTTGCAGAAGCACTTACTACAAAGTCAGGCTCGGCTTTAAAAGTTACAAACAAATCTATTGAAGAAGGTGTTGCAGTTCTATCAGCTTTTGCAGACAGGGGTGTTAAAGGTGCAGAAGCAGGAGAAAAACTTAACCAACTACTTAGAGATACAACAAGAGCAGTAGGTAAGAACTCAGAAGTATTTAAGAGATACAATATCAATGTTGTTGATAACGAAGGTAACTTAAAAAACTTAGCAAGTGTTATTGACGAATTAGACAATGGTATGGCAGGTTTGTCAGACCAACAAAAAGCAGTTTTATTAGACCAATTAGGACTTAATCGTGGTGTTGCAGACGCAGTAAAAATCTTATCAGGTGCAGGAGACCAAATACGAGAGTACCAATCTGCATTAGAAAACGCAGGTGGAGTTACTGATGATGTTGCTAATAAACAAGTGGAATCTCTACAAGGTCAATTAGAGATACTTAGTTCTAAATTTACCGAAGTAGGACTAAGAGTTGTGGACGCTTTAGCACCTGCTTTGGAAGGTGCAATAGGATTATTAGACGGAATGTTAGATTCTTTACTTGGTGTTGATAAAGGACAAGATGAAATTATAGACTCAACAGAGAGATTTGCTGAAGCTCTTGGAACAACAACTAAGCAATCATTCTCTACTAACTCAGCACTAAACGACCAACTAACTTCTGAAAAACAATTAAGAGATGAGACAGAAAATATAATTGATACTTATAGAACTCTTACAGACGGACTTAGATTCCAAGAAGCAATACAAAGAGACTTAATTAATAACACTCACGAATTAGATAGAGAAACAGGAACTCTTAATAGTACAAAAGAAGAATCAGTTGAAATCACAGAAGAAGAAATAGAAGCAGAGAAAAAACTTGCTAAAGATAGAGCAACGGCAGGTCTTGACGCTCTTAAGAATCTTAATGACGCATATCAAAACTTAAGAGATATAGAACAAGACAGACTAGACCTTATAGATAAAGAAGCTCAAGCATTAACAAAACTTAATGACGAGAATGAAAAACTCAAACAAGCAAATGAAAAAGTAACAAAAGCAAAAGAAGATTTTGAGAAGATTTCAGGTCTTGGTGCAAAAGTAACTAATGAAGAAGCCTTAGCTATTGCAAGACAAAGAGAAGAAATTGCTAAATTAGAATCAGAAGAAGATAAATCAGAGATACAAAAACTTCAATTAGCAGTAGCAAGAGAACGCTTAATAGAACTAGAAGAAAAATCTATTGCAGTATCAAGAGAAGAAGAACAAGCACTTAGAAATATTGAACAAGCTGAAGCAGATGTTGTTACGCAGACAGAGAAATTACAAAAAGCACAACAGGATTATCAAAAAGCACAAGAAGATTTAGCTATAGCAACTGCTGATTCAACAGAAAATATTTTAGAACAAGCTATTGCAAAACAACAATTAGACCAAGCATTAGCAGATTTAAGTAGCTCAACAACCTTTTCAGACGGTATTGCAGAAATGGTCAGACTTGTTGGTGGAGATTTAGAAACATTAAGAAATCAATTTGGTGCATTATTTAATTTAGCAGGTAGAACAGTCGGCAACGAAACTATGCCTGATGTTACAAATAAAGTTATTGATGATTTAGAAGAAATAGCTGATGACTCTAAATCGCCAACAGAAAAAGGTAAAGGTCGTAAGTTTGGAATACTTGGAGAATCTGAGCAACAATTAGTCTCAGACTTTGCTGAAAGAACAGGTGGTAGAGTTGGAACAGGTGCAGGTGGAACAATAATTACCGTTAACACAGGAAGTTTATTAGGTACAAGTGATGAAGTACAATTGGCAGTTGCAGAAGCAATTAAACAAGCTCAAAGAAAAGGGATTGAAGTAGCGTTGTAATGAGTGCTAATTTTGATTCCAATGTATCACTAACCCTACAAGTAGCTTTTGATTCAGAGCCGTTTGATGAGACTCAATCATATACAGACATTACATCTTATTTAAGAGCATTTACAACTAGGCGTGGTAGAGCAAACGAATTAGGAGAGTTTGTTGCAGGTACAATGAGTTTTTCTGTATCTAATGCTGACAATAGATTTAATCCTAACAATGCTTCTAGTCCTTACTATGACTCAGGTAATGCTAGAACAAAAATACAACCACTCAAAAGAGTTAGAATGTCTGCAACTTATGACTCAACTACTTATTTAATATTTGAAGGTTTCTTACAATCTGTACCTGTAAAGTTTATATCTGAAGGTGCAGATTCCATAGTTACCTTTACTTGTGTGGACGCATTTAAGATATTTCAATCATCACAGTTGGACGGGGTTGGTTGGAGATTAGGTCTTGCAGGTTTTTCTGAACTTGGTTTATCTACAAGATTATCTTATGTTGATGAACAAGAACTAAGCTCTGCAAGAATTACTAGAATACTTGACGCTATTGGATTCCCAAGTAATCGTAGAGATATACTTACAGGAACAAAACAAGTTATATCACAAGCAATAACAACTAATGTTCTAACAGGACTTAGAGAATGTGAAACTGCTGAGAATGGACAGTTCTTTATTTCTAAAGACGGTAAAGCTACCTTTAGAAATAGAGAATATAAATTATCAAATACCAAAGCAATAAATGTTCAAGGTATATTTAGTAATGACGGAAGCAACTTACCTTATACAGATGTCTCAACTTCTTTTGATGATAATGAGATTATAAATGTTTACGAATGGCAGAGAAGTGGTGGCTCAATACAATACAAAGCCGATACTAATTCTGTTTTAAGATACAGAGCAAAAGAGTTAAATAAATCTACAATAAATATTTCAGACGCAGATGTTTTGTCTATAATTGAACAGAAGATAGCAGAGACATCTTTACCTATTGTTAGAATTGACAACTTGACTTGCAATCCTAGAGAGAACACATCTCTTTGGGAACAAGTTTTAGGTAGAGAGTTCGGAGACAGAATATCTGTTAAGATAGTCAATGTGGACGGCAGTAGCTTTACAGATGAGCTATGGATTGAATCTATATCTCATAACGTCAATGCTTCAAGCCAAAGTTGGTCTTGGACGGCTACATTAAGTCCTGCAGGAAGTTCTGCTTGGATATTAGGTCAAGCTAAACTAGGAGAAGGAACAAGATTTGTTTATAGTTAGGAAGGTTTATTAAATATGGCAGGTGCAGGTTGGAAAAGTTATAGCACAGGAGATTTAATTAGTGCTACAGAGTTTCAGACTTTTATACAAGACCAAGTGGTGCAAGTGTATGCTGATTCAAGTGCGAGAGATACTGCATTAGGTACTTCTGACGCTGAAGGTATGTTTTGTTTCTTAAAAGATTCAAACACTTTACAATTTTATGACGGCTCAGCTTGGGTTAATTTTATTGGAGAAGGAGACATTACAGGTGTTACGGCAGGAACAAACTTATCAGGTGGTGGCTCATCAGGTGCAGTAACAGTCAATTTAGCTATTGATTCAGAAGTAGCTTTTGCCGACCAAGTAGCAAGTGCAATAGTATTAAAAGATTATTCAGAAACAGATGTAGCCTTAACTTCATCATCAAACGCACTAGCAATAAATTTAGCCAATGGTAATACAGGTAGTATTACTCTTACAGAAAACATAACAGATTTTGATTTTACAAATGTACCAACTAATGGTGTTTCAACATTTACACTACAAATAACACAACACGCTTCAAGCTCAAAGACAGTAGCAATTAATCAAATTACAGTTAATGGTGGTGGACACGTTACAGGCAAAACGGCAGGTGGTGGTGGATATACAGTTTCATCAGGTGCTAACGCAATAGATTTAGTTACTTTTTTATTTTATGACGCAGGAACACCATTAATAAACGCACTTCAAGAATTTAGTTAGGAGTTAAGTATGCCTTTAGGTAGTGCTAGATTTGGACTAGGTGGTGCAGACTTAGGTAAATTAGAATTGATACAAACACAAACTGTAACAAGTGGAACTACTGTAGATTTTACCAATATAAAAGAGGATATTTATAATGTTCATTTTGTAACTTGGGATAATTTAGATAATGATAATAGTTCAGGAACTCCCTCTTTACATACTAGATTATATGAAAGTGGAGTTTTAGAAACTGCAAGTGTTTATCAATATGCAAGACAAATTGGTAGAGATAATGGAACTTTTGCTCAACAAAGAAGCACAGGAGATAGTGCAATATCACTTACTTTAGGAATTGGTAATGCAACAAATAGTAAAACAGGTGGGTATCAATACATTTATAATGCAGGGGATAGTTCTAAATATACTTTTACCACTTTTCTTACTTATGCACCAGCAACAACATCTGATAGTGGATTTACTTTTGGAAGTGCAGTTTTACCACAAACAAGTACAGTAGATGGATTTAGTTATACTTGGTTAGGTGCAGACTTTACAAGTGGCACAGTATCTCTATATGGAATTAAGGAATAAGTAATGGCAGGAAGTTTAGAATTAATTAAATCTGCTAGTGGAACTTCTGTTAGTTCATTATCAGTAACAGATTGTTTTAGTGATAAGTTTGATGTGTATATGGTTTCAATATCTAAATTTGATTATATAAGTACATCTAATGCAGGTGGTATGAGATTTATAGATAGTGGTGGAAGTGTTATAAGTGATAGTGAATATGACCACGCAGATTTACAAATGAGAAGTTACGCTAGTTTTCAAGAATTAAGAAGCACAGGTGGTACAAGTATGTTAGTTGGTATTGATAGTGCAGGCGGTCAATTAGAAAATACAACAGGTTTTACTGCATTTATATACAATCCTTTTGATAGTTCTAGTTTTACTTTTACAAATTTTCAAAATAGTGATTTTACAAGTGGAAGTGGTGGAATTGGTTATAAAGGTATAGGTGTACATAAATCAGCAGAACAAATAACAGGCGTTAATTTTTTTAATAGGGGTACAGGAAATATAAGTGCAACAATCAATGTATATGGAGTTAAATAATGGCAGGTAGTTTAGAAAAAATTTCAGAAACAATTTCAACAGGTAGTCAAAGTTCTTTAATAGTTACAGGAATTAATTCAACTTATGATGTATATGTAGTTCAATATTATGTTAGACCAACAGATAATGACAAAGATTTATATGTAAGAGTTACAACAAGTGGGACAGGGGATAGTGATAGTGAATATGATATGGCAACTTTATTTATGAGAGCAGATACATCTTTTGGAACTACACCTGTTACAAATGCTACTCAATGGTTTTTTAATTCAGCTATGCCTAATGACAGTAATAAATTTAGCAACGCAACACTATATTTATTTAATTTTAATAATTCATCAGAATATAGTTTTGTTACAGTAGAAAGTGCAGGTTGGAACGACAGTATAGAAGATTTAGTAGGCGAGCAAGGTGGTGGTGTTCATACTGTTGCAGAAGCAAATGACGGTATTGAATTACTTTGGGAAAGTGGCAGTAATTTTGCTAGTGGCAGTAAAGTTATTTTGTATGGCTTAAAGAAATAAGTATAAGAAATATATGATAGGATAAATAAATGGCTACAAAAGAAGAACTACAAGCATTAGCAGACCAAGAAATTGAAGACGCTAAACCTTTAAATAAATCAGTCAATGGTGTTGTTTCAGAATTTTCTGATGACGATTACGCACAAGCTAAAATAGATTTAGGTAATAGCAAGTGGAATGCACAACAGTTTGGTTATATTGAAGCTAGACAAAATGCTTACCCTTCATTTGCAGACCAACTTGATGAAATTTACCATAATGGAATAGACGCTTGGAAAGTAATTATTAAAAAAGTTAAAGACGACAATCCAAAACCTAGCTAATGCAAAGAAGAAGATTCCGTAAAGAACAACACGAATGGACTTACGAAATTACTTACAATGGGAAGGTAAAAAGATATGAAACTTAATGTAGTAAGAACTCAATTTGGCAAAGACGCTACTAATGGAATGTTATTTATTGACGGTGTTTTTGAATGTTTTACTTTAGAAGATGAAGTAAGAGATGTAAAAGTACATTCTGAAACTGCAATACCTTTAGGAGAATACGAAATAAAATTACGAACTGAAGGTGGTTTTCATAGTAAATATACTGCTAGATATGGTGCTATGCACAAGGGTATGTTATGGCTACAAGATGTACCAAACTTTAAGTGGATTTTAATTCATACGGGGAATCAAGATTCTCACACGGCAGGTTGTTTGCTAGTTGGAGAAACACAACAAGACTTAGATAAAGGCAAAGACGGATTTGTTGGTGGCTCAGGAGACGCTTACAAAAAGATGTACCCTAAAGTTGCAAATGCTTTATTGAGTGGGGAAAAGGTAACAATCAAATATTCAAATATCAATCTAGGCACAGAGATTTCTAACAAACAAAGCCCTGATATGATTAGCCCTTCAATGCTCAAAGAAGATATATCTGAGATTAAGGGTTTGATGATACAACTTTTTGCTAAACTAGAAGGCAAACACATAACCTAATCAAAGGATAACTTGCATTTAATATGTCATATTTGCAACCAAACCACCAAACTTTATAAAGTTGGATTTAAGTGTGTCTATAAAAAATGCAAACTATATGGTAAAGTGTTATATGGCAACCCACAAATTAAGGAAGAAGAATAGTGAAAGATAAAAATTATTGGAAATTTATTATTACTAAAGCGTTCCGTACAGGGTTGCAATCAGCAATATCTTTGTACTTAGCACAATCTTCAGGAATCATAGACGCAAACCTTATAGAGTTAATCGGTGTTGCTTTTATGAGTTCTGCATTAAGTGTTATTCAAAACGGCTTAGAACAATATAAACCAAAGCAAACATTCGACAATAATTAAAAGGTGCTTAACCTTAAGAAGTTAATTTGTATTACTTCTGTATGCTTTATTGCAGTTCCAATACCTGCTTTTGCAGATGAAGTTACTGTTACAGAAACGTTTAACAATCAAGAAATTAACGAAGATATACAATTTTTGTATGGTGGTAATGATACAACTGTATCTGCAAGTACAACTCAAGACCCTGAATGTGCTAGTACAACCAATGCAGGAACAATAGGCATTGAAGATTTAGATTGCTTTGGTGGTATTTACTTTGGTACAGATAGATTTCAACTTGGTATAAGAGCTAGTGCAGACACCCTTACTATTGCATTCCCTAATTCAGATAGTAAAGCAATCACAGAAGTTGGCTTTGTTTACAATGCAAGAGAAACTACAGGCACAGGTACAGTTTATTTTGCTAACAATGAAACTCAGACAATTAATTTTATAGACCAACAAAGTGAAACTAATCAATCTAATTCAATAACTATTACTGCACCAACAGGCACAACAATTAATGAAATACAAGTTGCAGGAGTTTCTTCAGCAACAGATTGGTGGTTAATTGATAGTGTATATTATAAGTATGATAATATTTCTATTACAACGACATCTAGTTCGACAACAACTACGACAACAACAAGCACAACAACGACAACTACTGTTCCTCCGACAACTACTACAACAACTGTGCCACCTACTACGACTACAAGTACAACTACGACTACAACAACTACAACAATTAACCCACTTGATGTCGAGAGAAATAATAATCAAGCTGAAACAGGGCTTAGGGAAACTAATCAAGAACGCCAAGATAGAGAAGATAGAGAGTTTGAAGAATGGTTGGCTAATGAAGAAGCTAAAAGACAAGCTGAAAGAGAAGCAGAAGAAGAACGACTTAGATTAGAAGAAGAAGCTCGTATTGAAGCAGAGCTTGAAGCTCAAAGATTATATGAAGAAGAACAAGAAATTCTTAGGTTAGAAGAAGAAGAACGCTTAAGAATAGAAGAAGAAGAACGCTTACAAGCTGAGTTAGAAGAACTTATGCGTATAGAATTAGAAGAAGAAGCAGAAATACTCTTAGAGTTAGAAGAAACTATTAACTTAGAAGATATAGGACTACTTATAATTGAATGTCCTGAAGAAGAAATAGAATGTGTTGATTTAACTGAAGAAGAAATAGCAGAAATAGAATTAGAACTACAAGAATTTATAGATGTAATACAAGAACTAGAAGAACTAAATCTTGAAGAAGAATTTATTATTGAAGAAGAAATAATAGAGATAGAAATTATTGATTTAGATTTAGAAGATATAATTATTGTCATAGAAGAAGAAGAAACAGTACCTATAAGGGAAGTGTTTGATGAAGAAGAAATATTAGAAGATGAGTTGGACGAGAAAATATTTACAGATGACACCGAAACAACGCAAGATATTCAAGCAGAAGATGAATCAATCAAAGAAGAAGAATTAGAATTTGTAGAAATAGAACTTACTGAAGAAGAAATACAAATAGAAGTAGAAGAACTTACCGAAGTTATAGAAGAAATAGTTGTAATAGATATACCTGAAGTAACTGAAGAAGAACTTGAAGAATTTAACGAAGAAGAATTACAAGAATACGAAGAAGCAAAGGAAGAAGCCATTGAAGAATTTGTTGAAGAACTTGAGACAGAAGAAGTTATACAAATACTTGAAGAAGTTAATGACGCAGGATTGGAAAACCTTGACGAAGTTAGCGAAGATGTACTTGAAGTTGTAGCTCAGGTTGTCGAAGAAGTAATAGAGATAGCACAAGAAGAAGTTTTAACTGAAGAACAAGTAGAAGTTGTTGCAGAAGTTTTAGGATTTGAAGAAACAGATGATGTTGAAGTCTTAGCTGAAGCAATTAAAGAAGATAAAACTATTGAAAAGGCAGTAGAAGAATTTGTAGATAGAGCAGTTGAGAACGCTGATGTAGAAAACTACACACTTGCAGACGCACAAACAGAAATTGCTTTTGAATCTTTAGTGGCAGGAGACTTTAGTGTTATTATAGATGTAGATTTAGACGCAATAGATTTAACAAACATATCAAATGATATGACACAAGATACTAAGGAAAAGGCTCAAGAAGTTTTAGTTCCAACAGTTATCGTAAATATCATATCGTTTGTAAGGAGATTTAATTGATAAAGAAATTGTGGTCTTGGTTTATAGAAGCCATAAAAGAAACACTTAACCTTGCGTGGACATTGTCGGGTTTGGCGATTGCAACTTTGACTTTGACAGGACAAGCTCAGGTCATAACCTTTTATGCAACTGTAATTACCCTTATTATTTGGTTGATTACAATAAGGTTTAGAAAATAATGTGTATGATAACTAAAAAAGATGACGGCTCTTTTGTGCAGATATGTAATTGCAAATATGGAAGCACTCATTGTAAGGACAACTAATGGCAGATAATGGAATGACTAATAAAGAGATGTTGTTACTTGTCTTAGAAGGACAAGATAAGATAAATTCTCGCATTGATGAGCTTCACGAGAAGGTTAATACAAAGATTTCTAGGTCAGAACTAATGGCTACTGCAACCTTTATTGTTCTACTTATTGGTGGAATAATCCAATATTCTATGTAAATTAGCCATTTAGAGCCGTTTTAAGAGCATATTTGTACCATTTAGGTATAACTTACCACCATAAAATATCTATAAAAAAACTTATAAATTTCTTGTTTTTGTGTTGCATTAAATAATCTCTGATTATATAATTCAGGTATGAATGAAACAACAAAAGTAAATTTTAACAACGCAGACGGTAGCTTTAATCGTGATAAATGGTTAGATTTTATGAATACTAAAATTGCCGATATTGGTTTTTATTCAGCTTGGACAGGTCATACTAGAAAAATTGTTAATCAACAATCAAAAGATATTAACTTTTTTAGATGTGTATTACTTAATGATAAAGATAAAAGAAATTTACACGGTATTATTTCACACTACACAGATTTTTATCATAGAAATAAAAGTTTTTATTATGCAGACAGGTGGGATAAAGAAAAAGGTTGGGTTGCTCCACAGAAAGAAAAAGAATTTGGTAATAGCTTTTTTTATTTTATGGATAATATTAGAAATAATCAATTAGATAATTTACCAAAAGAAAATACACTTTTTAAAGTAGCTATGGACAGAAAAGTACAATTTGTTCTTTATATGCCTGAACACAATGCAGTAAGAACACTTGGATATTGGGAGTATGCACAATATGGTCTTAAAAAATATATACCAACAACAATACAAGGGTACTTAAAAAGAGACGGACTCATTTAATACAAAAGACCTTAGAAGCTATTGCTAGTATCTAAGGTCTTTTTTTTATATAAATCACAAATTAACAATTTATGATTTATACTACTTATTGTATCAAAGTATAACAAAGGAGTTATATGCCTTCATTAATAATTGAAGGTGTGATTGCTTGTCTATTATCTTTGCCACCAACGACACAAGGTTTAGATAATTACATAGATTGCAGGGAACAATACGAAAAGGTTGTAGTTGTACAACAATGGATTCCTATATTGCAAACACACTTCAAAGAAGAAGATGTCTTACAAGCTAGTCTTATGATTTATTGTGAATCATCAGGCAGACCAAAAGCAACTAATACAAATACAAATATGACTAAGGACATTGGACTCTTTGCGTTTAACGACTCGACTTGGTCTTGGTTAGAAGACAAACTTAAATTTACAGGCAGTAGAAAAGACCCAATCCTAAATATTAAAATAGCTTCTTGGCTCTTTTATAATGACGGCAGGGGTAAGCATTGGTACAGTAGCGAACATTGTTGGAACTATGATTTTTGATACACCATTATTAGACGATATAGATGAGGAGTTGAATGTTGAAGAAATACAATTTTACAGAACAAGACAAGATAGGAAAGCTCGGAGAGAAATTAATACTCAAACACTACAACACAATTACAGATGATAGTGGTAATAAGTTTCACGCAAGAGCTACAAGAATTGATGAACAACTACAAGGTGCTGACCTTATGGTATTTAATCAAAGCCTTAAAACTAATTACATAGAAGTTAAAACAGATACACAGATAGAAGAAACTAATAATGTTGCTTTGGAATATATGATTGAGCAGGGTAATGGAGACTTACAGATTGGTTGTCAGATGAAAACCTTTGCAGACTTTATGATGTATTGGAGTTACCCAACTAACTTTGTAAGGTATTGGAATCCTACAAAGCTACAACCATACATTGTTTCTTGGATAAGAGATAGTAAATATAAATCTGTAAAAGTAATTAATGAAAATCAACAGGGAGATAAATGGTTTGCTCATTGTTTGCTTGTACCTACTTATGAATTTGATAAACTTAAACAAGTAAATAGTTTTTTAGTTAGCTTAGATGTATTGCAAGGAGTTTTAGATGAAGAAGATTGAGTGGCAAGAAGATGAAACCTTTAGCGAATACAAGATGAGAAAACACGAAGGTATGCAAGGTATGGGACAAAAGACAGTCAAGAAAAGAGAAGGTTGGTCTGACAATCAAAAGCGTGGGCTAACTAATAAGAACAAAGGTAGAAGAAAACAAAACCTAGCAAGGAAGAAACTTAAGATACCTGATACAAAGTTTAGAAGCCAAATGGGTAACGAAGAATCTTGGCAAGGAGAAGTCAGAGTAGAAGTCAAAGCAGGTAAGCAAGTACAAACCTTATGGACTAAATATCAAAAAGCCAAAGAACAATCTGACACTAATACAAGGATTGGAGATACAAGACCATTTATGTTTGTTGCTATGCCTGACGGAACTTCTAATGGATTAGTTGTAGTAGAGCTTGATAAGTTAGATGAAGTTGTGTTTGCTTTACTTGAAACTTGGGAACAATAAAAAAACCCACCTACCGAAGCAGGTGGGTTAAAATATTATTTAACAGTTTTCACTTATTAAATCAAATTGT